ATCTAAGTTGAATTGTCCGTTTACAGCTGTTCCAGTCAAGTTAGCTTCAGACGCTAGTCCTTCTACTTTTGCTTGAGTGTTAACTGTTCTAACTACTTCTCTGTTGATTTCCGCTAGGATTTCACCAGATAGAATGTTAGCTAATTCTGTTTCAGCATCCAGACCATGAATTGCTTTAAGGTCTTGTGCTAGCTCGATAGTATATTCAGCTTTTAGCGCTCTGCTTGTTGCTGTTACTGTAGCTTTCTCGATAGAGAATGACATTTCAGGGATAGCGGCGTCAATTTCAGCTGTTGCTGTAGCGACTCCTGCACCTGTTGTGTAACCTGTACCGACAACTGTGTTAGCTGAACCTGACTCAAATGGGTCTGATCCGGCATGTGTTCCACCACCAGCGAAGTCTGTATCAGCTTCGTTGAACATGGCTTCTGTTCTATCAACATTGGTTGTACTGTCAACATATCTTGCTTTCATAGCAAAGATTAGTCCAGTAGGCCCAGTCATTGGTTGAACACCACAGATATCATAGGCTACCAAATTTGGCATTGCTCTACGAACTAGAGAAATTAAAATCGGATCCCAGTTGGCTGCAGTTGCAGTAACACCGCCAGGTGCTCCAGCTACTGTACCAGTACCAGCTCCAAGTGCTTCGTTCATCGCACCTCTTTCTTCTCTAATTGCTCTTTCTTGGTTTTCAAGAATAACGGATGTTACAGCTCTTTTATAATTATCTTCGATCTTTGGAAGATCGGCATGATTAAGAACTGGTGCCCATTTTTCTTGTAAGTTTTCTGACATAAACATTTGTTTATCTCTCCTTTTATTTTCGGTTAGTACTTACTACTTTTGGGTAGTAGTTACTTTACCGAATTTAGTTAATGCTGCAGTATATTGTGTCATTTCTTCATTAACAGGTTGAGCGACATCGCCAGCTCCTGTGAAATCAGCGTCGTCACTTGCAACAGTGCTTTCGTCCGAAACAGCTTCAAGATTTTTAACTCCGAAGTATGATTCTTTAAGAGTAGAAACTTTCTCTACGAATGCCTCTGTTCCATCAAAATCTACATCTTCTGTTAAAGCTTTTAACTTTTCGACTTGAGTATCAGCTAAGTCTTTAGAGGCTTCACTGATAATTTTTTCACGCTGAAGTTCTTCGATAACTTGTTGAGCTCCGATGTTGCTAGCAACTTCTTCATTCAACTTATCTTCCATTTCGTCAAGTCTGTTTGCTAGTTCTTCAACTACATCAAACTTGTCTTCTGGTACTTCAACATAGTGTTCTTCAAATAGTTTTTTCAAACCATTTATGAAATCTTCTGTTAACTCGGATTTTAGTCCGCGTTCAATAGCTAGTTCATTATCTTCAACCCAGCTTTCTGAAACATAGTTCAAGTAAGAATCAACTTTTTCGGTTAGATCATCTTTGATCTCTTCGATTTTTTGTGTTGTTTCTTCTTCTAACTTAGCTTCAACTTCAGTCATTTGTTCTTTGACTTTAGCTTGTACTGCTGATTCGAAAATAGTTTTAGCTTTAGCTTTGAATTCTTCTGAAAGGTCTTCATCAGCAACTAGTGCATTGATGTCGTCTGTCATATCGATTTCAACTTCTTCTTTTGTGACTTCTTCTTCTTCTTTTTCGCCTTTTTTCTTAGCGATTGCTTTTTTCAAAGCATCTGGAAGTTCACCTTCTTTGACATCATCTTCGTCTTCGTCTTCGTCCGAATCCATCATAGGTTTTTCTTCGTCATCTTCATCATCCTTAGACTCTGAAACCATAGCATCAATGAAGCTTGAAACTTCAGTAATATCTTGATCTTTTAGTGACTCTACTACTTTTCTAATTATAGCATTTCGACTTAGTGACTCGGACTGTTCGTCCTCTTCGCCATCCTTGTCTTCTGATGAGGTTTCCATCTTTTCCATCTCATCATATGTAGCTTGTAGGTCTTTTGCTGACATTGTCTTCATTTTCTCTACAGCAGCTTTAAGCATATCAGATTTAGACATTGTCTCACTTCTATCACTAGGTTTTTGTAATTCTGAAATAGTATCTTCATCAGATTCTACTTCTTCTTGGTTGACTGCCTTACCTTTTTCTACTTTTGTTTTTCCGTCTGAAGCTACTTCCATAGAGTCACCAGACTTACTTCCGCCAGGAGCTTTAGCAGGTTTAACTGCGTCTCCAGCTTTTGAAGCTGCGTCTGATGCTTTCTTTTCAGCATCTTTATCAGGGGTTACAGTAGCACCACTCTTAGGAAGTTTTGTTGCATCCTCGGTGATTACATCTGTAATTGTGTTTTCTAAACTTGACATTAGAATACTCCGTTTTAATAAATATTAATTGTTGTTAACTAGTATTTATATGTTATAAATTCTTCAGAAAGTCTGAAAATACATTCAGTTTAACTTCTTGAAGTTTATGTGTTCTAGCTCTCGCTATTGTGTGTTTATATTCCTCAATTTTTTGAGATTTAAACATACCATTATCCCAAATCCACTCAACTCCTTCCATGACACCATCTACGAAAGCGTCTGGAGCTGAAGGATCAGCCACGATATCAGCAGCTGTTGCTAACTGAAAATCGGATTGAACCATTTGTACTCCACCATTACTGTTGGAGGATTTAAGTGAACCCATACCTCTACTAGAGACTCCTAGTTTAGCACCATCTTGTAGAAGGTTCTTAACTATCTCTCCCATAGGGGTGGATAAAATCTTTGCTTTTCCGATGAAATTGTTTCCATCTTCTTTTAAACTTGTTATTAGATGAGATGTTCTCTCTAAATTAATTGTTGGCCCTTCAGGATGTCCCAATTCACCATAAGCTCTGTTGTTATCAACATATTCTTTCGTATAACGAGCTACTTCTTTTTTCATGATCTCTTTTGGATATATACGACCATTCTTGTTCTTTACTTCTGTCTGAAGCATAATCCCTTCGATAAACATATTCTTTTTACCTGTCTTCGGGTCTTCCTCAACAAGATAGTTTATTTCATCTGCCCAATTTTCTGATATTAATTTCATATTTACCTCTTATCTCTCGTCAAAATGTTTTACTGCTAATGATGGGTCACCGTATGAGGATTTACCTCTAGCAACTGCATCAAAATCTCTTAGTTGTTTTTTATTACCTGTCATTACTATTAATGAATCATCTTTACCATGATTGAATGTGACTTTCAATTTCATCATTCTACCACCCTGTTTGAATCTATCAATTTCAGGTTTCTGCATTTTCTTAACTCTGTAAGTAAGCATAGCTTCCTGAAGTGAATCATCTTCTTTGATAATCGATTCTTCAGCTTTAACTCTAAACTCTTTCCAAAGACTGACACCTTCGTCAATGTCTTCACCCATAAGTTTAACAAACTGTTCAGCAGACTTCTTAGCTGTCGCCATATCTTTAAATACACCCAACTCTTCGGTCTCTTTAGCTGTTTTAGGTTTAACAAATACACGAACCTTTTTAGACCCAGGCTTCTCTGAGTGATACATTACATCGGTATTCTTAATTTTAGTAGATGAAAGATGGTTTTTCTTATGATCAGCTTTAAAATTAACTTCGTCTAACTGTTCTCTTAACTGTGCAAATGTTTTCATTTTTGATAATTCATCAAATTCACCCCTTTGACTTTTAATAATTTTTCTAAATCTTTAGTAAACCCACTGTTCATAGGTTTAGGTGAAGAAATTGTTGTAACATCTTTAGTTTTATTACTAATATAAGCGTCATGTTTTTTCATCAGTTTTTCAATATCTTTCATTATAGGTTTAATAGCCTTTGTAGGTATTCCCATTTTTTCTTCTGATATTGATGTTTCTTTAAAAAATCCATCGCCAGGTGTTGTCCAACTCATGTTACTATCCTTCGGTTTCTTCGTTATTATTCATCCAATCGAGTTGCATCTCAACTCTTTTAAGATCAATAGCGTCTAGTTGTTTATTCTGCATAAGACCTTTGAAAGTCTCACCCGCTTCAACATTATTTCCATCAACAATTTGATCTACGAAATTTTTTGTACTACTTGTCATAATTTACTCCTTAAAATTCTTCTTCATCATCACCACCAGCGGCTTTGTCTGCTTCTATCTCTTTATTTATATCAGCTATCTCAGCCTCGGATTGTCTAAGAACATTCTTTCTAATCCATGATTGTGAATAGTATTTACCAACGAATTGGTCTAACTGTTCCAGAGTATTAACTCTTTCTCTCAATATCTCAGCGTCTTTGAGTTCTACGAAATGACCATCTTTCTGAAAGTCATAACTTATATACTCTTTTGATTTCTTCCAATCCTCTTCTGATACTATATTTTTAAGTAACAGTTGAGTTTTTAAGACATCATCAAATAACCTAGAGAATTTAACTCTAAGTCTATCAACGAATCGTGAAAACTTCACTTCATCCCTTGATATCTCTGTCGCTCTACCGATAGCGAAAGATGTTTCTGTATCCAATCTTGAAGAGGGAACATTGAGAGACTTGTATAATTTCTTTTGGAAATATAAAATATCATCAATCTCACCTAGATTCTGACCACCCGGCAGTGTCGAAATCTCGGTACCTCTTCCACCTTCTCTTCTAGGTAACCAAAAATCTTCCAACATATTCATATGCTTTCTATCATCTTTGATCTCACCCGTGTCGGCGTTGTATACCAACTTGTTACGATAACTTGTCTGTACTTCTTTTAAGTACTGTTCAGCTCTGGCCTTAGGTAAGTTACCCACATCAATGTAGAAGATTCTTCTTTCTGGTGCTCTGGATATCCTGTAAATAACAAGAGCGTCTTCTAACATTCTTAGTTGGTTTACAGACTTCATAGCCTTATGTAAATATCCAACCACAACTTTCTGATTGTAATCAAGTAACCCTGAAGTTACATGAGTTACAGCATCAGCTGAAATTCTAACTGTCTGACCTGTATTGTTACCAGTTTTGTCGAAACCTTCATCATTGAAGAGAAAATATTCAACAGATTTACCGATAATTTCTACACCAGTCTTCTCGTCTTTTATCTTTTCGACCTCTCTAATCTTTCTGATTTTTTGAGGATCGATAGGTCGTAGTCCTTGAATTCCTTTCTTCTCATTCTTAGAATCTACCATCTTATGAAAGTAAAGTCTACCATCAACATACCATTTTCTGAATATTTCATGAGATAGTTCACGGAATCCTAAAAGTTCTAAAACCTCATCAAATTCGTCACGAATCTTTTCCTTGATACCGTCCGAGAAGTGATTGACTCTATCCAAGTTAATCGCCACAGGGGCATCCAAATCATTTGAAGATATTGATTCGTTAATTATATCTTCGATTGCACTATCACATTCAGGAACGAGAGACATTGTTCTGTATTGTTTAACAAGGTCGGCTTCGGTTTTTACACCACCTTCCATGTCAATAAACTGACCAATGACTCCACCTGAGGCGGCAAAACCGCCCATTCCAACATCTTTGCCGACTTCAATAATCGACCCATCATTTTGAGGTGGAACGAAGCTCTGTAATTTCTGAGCCTCGTCGCCCTTCTTCCTCTTTATCTCTAATCCAAAAAGTTCCATACTTATATTTATATCACTTGAAAAAGGTTGTTTTAAACAACTCTTTCAAAATGAGAATACTTAAATGTTATTTCTGTTGTTGTGATATCTTCACCACCAGCTGCGTCCATCTCAATAGCTCCGATAGAAGTAGGCCACATATTGAAAAATTCATATGTCGCTATTACTGAATCGTCTCTACCTAGTTGTGATATAGTAGCTTTATCTACCATATAATCATAACCAGTAGACTGAACTGTTGAATTATCCATAGGTACAATTTCTTGCATCCATAGTTCACAAGCTGATCTAGCTGAAAAATCAGTATCATTGTAGATACCGACTGTCCAGTCTTCAAAAGTTCTGTTACCCGCTATCGCGAATGTCAAACCTTTGTGTACTATATCGATTGGGTCTATTGTCTGACCAGGCAAAGCTGCAGTCTTACATAAAAACTGAATTTTGTTACCTGTTCTTGGAATAAACACTTCAAACCTGTTAGCCCTAAGACCAGCACCGATAAGATTTGCTTTAAATTGGTTTATAGTTGCCATTTTTTAGTCCTCCTATTGTACTTGTTCTTGAGCTGATCCAGACTGACCATAGACTTCTTCGAAATCTACACCACTCCTTGATGCTACAAAGGTTAAAGTAATGAAATTGATCGCTCTTGCTGGCTTGACAAATATCGAAGCTACAAATTGTGAGGAATCAATAACACCCGATGTGTTATTAGTTTCGTCGCAGATGACTTGGTAATCATAGATTCCTCGTCTTCCTTGAACTTGTCTTAAGAAAGGTTCAATAGCCGCTCTGAAATTAGCTCTTGTAAATGAATCGTTAAATTCAAATAGTTGGAACTTAGCTGCTGTTGAAATAGCTTTCTCTAACACTATGAACAATCTACGAACATTAATTCTTGAGAAAGCACTCGCGTCATTAGCGACTAGAGTTTTGTCTCCGAATAATATTGTTCCTTGTCCTGAAAATGTAACAACTGGATTAACTCTAGCTTTATAGAGAGTATCTCTTTGAGCTTTTGTAGGGTTAAACGCTAGTTTAGTTACACCGAATATTTGACCACGACTATAACCAGCTGGTGAATACCAAGCATCGTTAGTGAAATCAGTTCTAGCACATAGTCCAGCTACTGATCCGTTGTCTGGTATATAAACATATCTGTCATTATACCTATCGTATTGATACAACCAGTTACAACTCATAGTCGCATAACTAGAACCGTTTAATGTATCGGCTGTTGCCTTAACATTAGTCGCTCCAGAAACACCAGAATCAACACAATCAGACTTGGTTGGAGAGAAGAAGACTACACAGTCTTTTCTGTCTTCAGCAATGTTCATTAGTTGATTATAGTAACTTGTTGCTTCCGCACGAGTCGTTACAGCTGTACCACTTCCGTTATCGGCTTGGTTAGTACCAGAAATCAATAAAGAAATATCTTCATTGTCTGCACTACCAAAGTGTGTGTCCCATGCTGTTATTTTTTGAGCTGTTGTTGGTTGATTACCGTCTGCACCATTCGTAAATGAAAGTGAATCTGGTAAAGTACCTGTTCCGAAAGTTACACCAGCTGCTGCTGAACCAGCTGAACCCATAGTACTACTATGATCCATCCAGTAAACATACTCTGATTTATTTTGAAGTACAGTTACATAGTAATTTGTAGTTCCAAACTCATCTTTAGCATCTGAAGCTTTTGAAAGAGCTTCAAATTTTTCTAACACAGTGCCAGGAGTTCCAGAAATAAGTCCATCTTCGTCTAAAACAACGATATGTAACTCATCAGTAACACCAGCAGATGATCTAGTACTCGCGTATGTAGATGTGCCAGGAGCTTTGTTAAACAATTGAGCGAATTCCCATTCTCTTGAAATATTAGCTGAGCTTGATACTGCTACTGCCAATCCTTGAGTGGAATCGTCTTCTTGTGCAAGTGTGACTGTAGCGGCGCCTGTAGCACCTGAGTCAAAAGTAATAACTGATACTTTGTATCGAGTTGTATCACTTCCAATTGCTGTTATAATGTCACCTACTATGAACTTTTCACCTAGAGTTACTTCTATTGAAGTCCCTGCTATGGCTGTTGTCCCATTAGTTGTGGTAACGGTTGTAGCGGCGAAAGCTGACGCTCCACCACATGCTGAAATTTTAAGTGAATTACCTAAACTTCCGGCGTATCGTGAGGCATAATTTCCAACAGAGGCTGCACCAGTGTTGTAATTATCACGATAATGAGTCAAATTCTTTATTAATAAAGATTGACCACTTGTTGTTGTAGCATTCACCATTGAGGTGGTTGCTATCCTAACTACTTTTAAGTCTATCCCGTAATCCAGAAAGTTAGCTGCAGGGTAAAAATGCTCTGCTGCTATATCTGTATTAGCGGGTTCCCCGAAGGATTCAACAAGTCCTTTACCAGAACTTACTGTAGTTACTTCTTCGGATGGCCCCCACCCGAAATAACCACAATACGCTCCTGTAGAACTTGAGACCGCAGGAATAACATTAGTAGCATCGATTTCTTGAACCTGTACACCAGGCGAAACTTGAAATGCCATTTAATTATCTCCTAATTGATTTTTTATAGCTATAAAAAATTATTATTAAACGAATAAGAGAATTATTCCTCTTATTCAACTAGTATTTATAATTTAGTAAAGTTTAACATCACCAACAACTGTCCACATATCACCACCTTCCTTATAGGTTTCTGGTATATGTTCACCACTATCGATGATACCAAAAGGTACCATATCATCTTCTATCATTTGTTGTTGTTCGTCATACAACATTTTCTTAAGTTCAATGTCTGTTAGACTCTGAAAGTATGGGGTCGTGACAAACCATGAAAACAAGACTAGGTTCATGACTAAATCATCATGATTACCTCCGTCAGCTTCATACGACTGTCCTTTACCCACGAATGTGACTAATTCATTGATTGTAAATTTATCTATTACTCTTAACTTATTCTCTTCCAACAACTCTTTGAGTGTTGAACACCCTATCTGTTTGACCTTCCTAGTCATCATCACACCAATTCCACTCGATTTAACTGAGGATTGTGTGAATACATTGGGATATTCTATATCATAGTGAAGACTATTACAAACTATTTGACCTTGATCGTTATTTTCTACAACAACCAACGCTTCATTGTACATCTTACCATATCTAGCTATAATATCTGGAAATAAGAGGGGTGATATCATGTTATCACGATATATACCTACTTGTTTGAAGGGTTTTTCTGAGACATCAAAAATAGAGAAAGTGGAATAATCCTGTCCTCTACCTCTAGCGACATCGACTGTTATTATATAAGTATTTCCCACTTTGGGTTCTTGATATAGATGTACATTCTCTTTAGTCCATAACGCGTCATGTCCTTGTAGACCCAATAAACAGTTAGCACTAATTAATGTGTTTCCTGTACCTAAGAATGAGTTACCAAATTCTTGTTCAAACTGTAATTCAGAAGTATTAGCTATTGTCTGAGCTTTCCACTTCTCGTCTCTTCCAGGCACATCCCACCAATTGATTGTGTAGGGTTGATATTCATTCTTCCCATTAACACCCCCTTCATACAATTTGTGGAACATATTTCCAATACCATTAGCTGTAGATGTGATAATAACTTTTGATTTACCACCCGAGGTAACAACAGGATAGGTTGATGTATAGAATTGTTCCGCGTTATCTACGAATGCGAACTCGTCTAGGTATAGAAGGTTGACCGACATACCACGAATTGAATTGGCTCCAGTCGCGGAAGCGATGATTCTACTATCATTTTCGAATTCAATTGAACCTTTGTTTAAAACTTTAGTGCCTGGTTGTAAAAAGAATGGAACATGCTCTAACATGGTGGTGATTCGAGCTAACATCTCCCTCGCGGTTGAACCTTTGTTGGCTAGAATAGCGATTGTTTGTTCGGGTTGAAACAGAAGATACCAAACTAGATAAGCACAGGTAGTAATCGACTTACCAGACTGTCTACAAGCTAAGATAATACTAAAACGACTCTCATCAAAGTGTGTAATTAGATCGTCTTGGTATCCACGAAGTTTGAAAGGTACTAACCCATCATCTAGTGATATAATTTTTATATAGGTTTCAATAAAGTGGGCTGGGTCTTCCATACACTTCTTGTATTCTAAGATTTGTTCTTCTGTCCAACTCTCTGTAACACCAGATCGTTTGACATTGATGTTACCTAAGTAACCTTCATTCTTGTGCATTTTGTTTTAATAACTTCTGTAATTCAGCGGATGATCCAACAAATAAGTTGTTCTGGACTTTATCTGGTCGTGTTTCATCTTTATCTAAAAGTTTCATTTTAGCTTGTAAATCAATCAAATTTTCTGTAGTTTCACTG